GCTTTTAATCCTTTTTAGGTTCTTTAGAAGCATCATCTCCTTCATATAATTTTTCAATAATATTTCTAGACTTTTCTACAGAATTTATATACCCCATGTCACGACTCAAGTCTGGATGAGTTCTTTTGAATCCACTTGATACTATTTGATAGTAAGTATTAAGAACTAATTCATCTTTTATTTCTGATAATGTAATAACCTTATCAAGATTGAGTATGAAACACTCCTCATCACTCAATTTCATCCAAGGTTCAAATTTATATCCCATAGGAATATGAGCACCAGGAGAACGAACCTCATGACATACCACAGGATTATCAATTATTATTTTTTGACTGTCTTCCGAATCTATTACAACTTTTGATAGGATCTCCTCGCCACTTACTAACTTGATAGAAGCAAGAAACTCATCATATTCAGATTTTGATTTGGATGATGTCATAATTAAATTTTTCCTCGTTGTAGTATTTGATGCGTTCAATAAGATGATTCAAAGTATAGTTTTGTTTTGAACCTTTTTTGGTGTCATCAGCTATGTCATACAGAGTTGCTAAAGATTTTCCTTCACCCTTTCTTAGGACTCTACCGATGGACTGGAGGTTTCTAATTCTGGATTTACTGGGACTAGCAAAGATGATGTTATGCAGCCGCTTAATGTTAATGCCAGTACTGAAAGTACCATAAGACGCAACGATGATTGCATTGTTTTCTCTCTCTGTAATTGTCCGTACTTGTTCACGTTCTTCAACATCTACGCCACCGTGGATGAAAAAAACTTTACGTTCATTTGTATTTATTAGATCATATAGTATCTGTCCGTGGGTTTCTACCCTACTGTATAATATTAGAGTGTTACCTTTTAGATCTAATGCTAAATTTTTAATAAATTTATTTCTTTTATCATGTGTTATAATGTATTGAACTTCCTCTTCATATACACTAAACTCTTTAGGATCATGTTTTAACAATAATATTTTTATACTTAGTCTTGCTAGATATCCTGCGTCTTGGAGATCTTTCGTATTGATAATTTTATATGATGGTCCGAACAGTCCTTCTAATACCCACTTATGAGTTTGAGTTCCGTCAAGTGTTCCTGTAAATCCATATCTATACTTAGCACCATCTAGTTTAGTCATAATACTAACTAAAGACTTAGACTTAAATTGATGTGCCTCATCACCTATTACTACATCAAATTGCCTAAACCATTTCCTATCTTGTTTGTATATTGATTGCCAAGTAGATATAATAACAGGACAATCACTTAGCATATCTTTTCCTGCATATATTCTATGAGCAATTTCATTGACATCCCAACCATAATCTATAAAATCCTTATACATTTGTTCTACCAAAGAGGTAGTAGGAACAACTATTAGTATCTTTCTACCTTGTTCTTGATGATATCTAGTTACAGCATATATCATCAAAGATTTACCACTACCAGTTGGAGATATTATAAGTCTTCTATTACGTCTCAAAGCATCGTAAACACCTTCTATCTGATAAGATCTAGGTTTATACTTAGATATTGCTGTTACATAGTCCTTGACACCTTCTTCAGATACCTTATCGTTCTCTTCATATGGTAATCCAAAATACTTAGTGTCTAAAAATTCAAATTTATAATCATACCTTTTACAAAAAGAGGTTACCTTATCAAGTAACCCAACGTATATCTCATTTTTTTGTAAATTGTATAATCTTATCTTACCATCCCAGTACTTGCTTCTGTACTGTGGCATAAATTTTGCACCAGGTACATCAAAAGTAAACTCATCTTGCAACTCATGTCCTATGTGAGGATCACATTTTATCTCAAGAAATACTTCGTTCTTCTTTTTAATAACAAGATCAGCCATAGCCTGAGGAGAACCTACGCCATTCAATAGCATTCTTTATTTGATAGGTTCTATTAGAAATTTGCTTTAGTATCTCTTCAAGATACTTTAGCATTGCATCATAGTATTCAATCTTGAGTTTTGTCTTACTCAATTTTTCATCTGAGTCAAGGTACAACTTCAAGTCATCCTTATCTCTGACTTTATATGGAAATGGTTCTTCTGCATATATGTCTGCAGTAGCCTTTCCTGTGTAATACTTTCTACGATCTAATAGAATAGAAGAATACTGCTGTTCATCACGTTTTCGCATAAGCAGTATCGTATTATATAGGTCGTAATATTTGGCATGTAACTGTGGTATACGTAAGGATTCGTTATCAAGTTCATCTTGATTCATTACTGAATCTTTACTCCACATATCCTGTATTGCTTCTACACTACAGGGATTAGACGACTTCTTTTCCATTAACATTAATCACATCAAACATAGTATACTTGAAAGTAGCAGTTGCTGTAAAATATTGTTGTTCTTCTGCTTTGGAATCGAATGGAATACCACTCAATTCAATTGGAAATAAATCTCTAAATTTTACTTTTACTGAGGGATTGTAATCACTATTCAATACCATAAGTGTAGCATCAGATCTTTCATTAAAGATATCACCAGGATCTTTGTCTGGTAATAATGCATTTTCATCTTGCAATCCAGCATACTGACTTAGAGATTCTGGAAATCCTAGATTGGTAATCCATTTATACAGTTGAAGATAATTTTCCATATCTTCATCTACCATAAATTCAATTTGCAAATCTTGGAATTGCATCTTGTCACCAGGCACAGGTATGTTTCTGAGGTAAGATGATTGTTCTGCTACACCTAATGATATAGCAGGTAGATTTGCTGCATTACAATAGAAATCTACCTTTGGACAACGTTCCAAAAGAAATTTAAATCCAACAACAGAAAGAAAGTTTCTATCAGAAACCTCTCTCCATTGACTTGGATGTACCGACCTTCTAGTTGGCATTAATAAGCGTACTCATCTAATATATCTAATGCATTATTTAGGGCTTGTTGTGCTGCCCATCTTTCTTTGCCATCCCAATTAGGATACCAATTATGTTCATCAATTCCTTTTTTTATTTTTAGGAGACGGGACTCCATGTCAATTTTTTTGAGTCTTCCGTTCATGGTATCTATTGTTACCTTCGTATAGTAGTTAGGTAAGAAAGTACCTGTTCTCGTACTTCCATCAGCTCATGGTAACATTTCTGGTTGTGAGCACAGTTCCTAAGTTTAGGATCTGGTTTATGAACGCTCTCACTAAAAATAGTAAGAGCGTCATTCCACTTTTGATCTTTTTCCATTTTTATTACACTAATGTATTAGGTTTTTCTTTGCCTATTTTTTGAGCAAGAGCACCTAGATTTTTCCAACCTTGAATAGGATTCTTATTATATGCGTTAGCATATTTTATAACTTTAAGATGCAACTCTGATAAGTATGTATTAGTATTTGAACGAGCGTCTTCTAGTTCTTTATGTGTAGTAGCATCACTATGAAAAGTAACAAACTCAATAGGATCATTACCAGAAATTAATGCTGGAATAATTTTTTCAGTAAACATACGTGTCATGTAAGTTTTTGATTTTGTATTTAACACTTCTGTATCAGGTATTAATTTAGAAATTGTTTTCTCTGCTTGATCACGACTATATTTCTGCACAACTCCTTTTCTTTTGTGGTGCTTCATTACATGATTAGCAATTCCTTCTACTTGTTTCTTTGAGAAAGGATGTGGTATGCTTTCTACCCAACGTGAAACGGCTAAAGATGATTTATCTTTTCTTTTTTCAAAACGTTTAATACCTATCTCTTGAAAATCCTCTGGAGTAGCAGGAGTAGAACCATCTCCTTCATTAGCACCTAATCTCATATCATCTAAGTAGTCTTCAAGATCTTCTTGAAACTCAGTTTTTGTATCTTCATCAGGTTCATACACAGCAACTACCCACTCTTTGTAACCTATCGCAATAAGTTCTTCAATTCTTGTAAATCCATTTATAACATTATTATTTGGACAAACAGAAATAGTTAATTTTTCTGTATTCAATCCTCTTCTCAATAACTCTTCAAGAGATTCACTCTCTGGTGTTCCACCTCTACGAACAGAGTTATCTGTAAATCCGTTGTGTTTTGTAATTAACTTTGATGGATTGATCCATCTATATCCCTTAAATTTCCACCCTGCATATTCTTTAGGGGTTGGTAATGAGTCTTCAATCAGTTTTTTGTCACGTGCAGTAACTCCTGACTTTTCTATTTTGAAAAGAGGCATAATTTTTTCTAGTTTGTAGTCTTCCGACTGTAGATATATTATACCATAAAAAAGACCCCTGTCAAACAGAGGTCTTTGAGAAATATAAGCGTCTCGCTTACATAAGGTTGGTAACCTTAACTCTTCTGTAGTATCTGTTGCTGTTAGCAGTGATACGTCCAAGTCCTTGGGTTGTAC